GATCCTTACACATGCAAATATGAAGTTCTAAATCCAAAGGCAACAGGAGAAGATGGAGTAGAAGAATCTCTTACTAAGGGTGGAAAAGAACTTCCTGTTTTGAATCCAGAATTCAATCGTCAAGGAGAAAACAAACAGTTCTCAAGAACAACTTATATAGTTAAAGACACTGGAACATTGCCATCAGGAACAAGTCAAGAACAGATTCAAAAGTCAAAAGATCCAAACTTTAAACCAGAGTTGATTACCAATCAGGCAATTATGCGCTATAATCAACTGTACTCTTCAGAAATTGAGATAACAATACCAGGAGATTTCTCTTTACATGCTGGTGATGCCATCCATTTTGACGCACCATCCGCACAAAAGGATACAAAGAATGATGATGTTGACCATCAAATTGGTGGACTATATATTATATCAGCATTGTGCCACTTAGTTAACGCTCAAGGAACTTATACTAAAATCAACTTAGTAAGAGACTCCTTCGGTAGAACTGGAAAAGCAAGGAAGTCCGATCCACAATCTGGAAAACCTGCAACACCTACAGAGACTCCTGGTACACAAAATCCATATCAAAGAACAGTATCATACGCTTCAGCATCTACTACAAAATCTTTCTAAAGAAGAACTATGGAAAAATCTATCGAAGATCATATCAATCAAGATAAAAAAATTCTTGAGGACCCAACTATCTCTCCTCAACAACGCCGTCACATTGAAGGAGAACTTCATGATCTGGAGCAGTATCATGATAAACATCCGGAGGATCATCATGATCCCACTCCCCTTGAATTGTACTGTGACACACATCCTGATGCTTCTGAGTGTAGGGTCTACGACGACTGATGGAAGCAGGAGCATTATTTAACTCTGGTTTTTTAGGCAACAACTTCATTTGGTGGGTAGGTCAGATTGCTGACGACTCCGAATGGAGAGATAATACTCTGTCTGGAAAATTTGAGGATGCGAATACTATTCCTGGATGGGGAAGAAGATATAAAGTTCGTATCATGGGCATCCATGATAAGGAAGAAGAATCAATCAAGTCTGAAAATCTTCCTTGGGCGAATGTTATGTACCCCATCACCGCTGGTGGTGGTCAAACAAATGCATCACAGACTCCTTCACTTCGCCAGGGTAACTTTGTATTTGGTTTCTTCATGGATGGCCAGGACCAACAGGTTCCTGTCATCATGGGTATTCTGGGCAACAATGCTCAGACTCCAATGGCAACAAAGACTGGGCAGAGTGATACGAATTTTTCTGCTACCAGTGGATATGCTGAGGGTAAAACTCCTCCATCAGGGTCAGCAAAACCAACAGCTCCTGATGAAGGTCTTGTAACAACAAAACCAAAGACTCCTGAGCAAGCAAGTAATTGTGCTCCTTCAGCACCAGGAGTCCAACTTAATCAGTATGGATTAGATCCAACAAAGACTCTTTCCAGCGGACAACTTCAGGCTGCTACAGATGCAAGAAACGCAGCAAGAGATGCGGGTCTTCCCAAAGAAGAAGTAGAAGCAGCAGCTCAGAGAGCAGTTGCCGACTTTAAAAAGAAAGAATGTCAACAGGCAAACTCTCCATCATCACCAAGCACAGGTAATCCAACTAAGGAAAACCCAGATGCAATGCATCAACTCTCTGCAGCTGATGTCAAGAGAGAAACTAAACTGAAAGAATGTATTGTTGTAATGAAACCAGATGATCCCGTTTCATCTGCAATCTCAGCAATTCAAACTGTTCTGAGTACATTAACAGAAAAACTTAATTCATATCTGAGTGCTATCTCAAGTTATATTGATGCGGTATCAAGTACAATTGAAGACATTCAAAGTCTAATTGCAAATGCTGCATGTGAAATTGCAAAATATATAAAAATACTCTTTGATAAAATCATGGAGTATGTTTTGAAAGCATTAAACAAAGCAATGACTCAGGCAGTTGCAGCACTTCCATCTGATATGAGATCAATGTTTGGTGATCTGAAGCAAACCATTACTGAACTGATTCTCTGTCTATACAATAAGTTGACTGAAAATCTTTGTGCATTGATTCAAGGGATTCTTGATGACGTTTTGGATATGGATAATGCAGAAGCAAAAGCAAGAGAGAATGTTGATAATCCTCAGAATGATGATGTAAATAGAAAACCAACTGTTCCAACTTGTTATGCAGAAGAACTTGTTGGTCAAGTTCTTGCAGCAAATCAACAAGAAATTGATTCTGCTAACAATAATCTTCTTGATAATATGAATGCTTTCCTGGAAGATATTCAGAGTGAACTTGCAGGAGTAAGTGGATCACTATCAGACATTTCAAGTTTGATTGGAGATATTACTGGAAGCATAACTTCTGCTCTCTCCTTTGCAAATATCAAACTCAATATTTTTGGATGCGAATTAAGTCCAAACGTTGCGGTTTCTGATAAGTATTGTATGGCAGATGGTGGATCTGGACAACCAGACTCTTCACTCCCAAGCAATAAATCTATTGAGAATACTGTTGCCAATACTCCAGAATCTGATATTACTCAAGCAGAGGAAACACCATTTGCTCAACCTCCAGCTGGAACAGTAGACGTTGAACTTGATAAACCTCCAGCATCGACAACTACATCTACACCCAGCCGTTCAAGATCTGTTCAAACATATCCCGTAGAACAACCTGGTTACAGTTCGGCTGCTGGAGGAGAAGTATCTGAGGTTAAAACAAGAGTGATTAATGGAAGAGAAGTTAGATATCAAGATGTAACATCAGCAGGATCTAATACACGTAGAAGGTACATTGATGATCCAACACAGTAATAAATATCAATAACATGATTGAAGTCTGTATATAACGGAATGTCATTTAATCTCTTCGGGTCAGCACAAAAGGGAGATATCAGAGTCGGATACATCGACCCTGAGAGAGGGTTCGTTGGTGGACTCACAGTTTGTGACGCTAATAAGTATGCAAAGTTAAATCCTGGAACTCAATTCATTTTCAGAAGAAGAGATAAGATTCAATTTATGAATATCAATGAAGTCAATAGACTTCAAGGAGATGATCTTACTCCATCAAACTCATCTTATGGAAGTGATGGTTGTTCTGGTATTGAAGGACTGGATATTTACGATGACGATGGAAACATTAAAGATCAAAGAGAATATCCTGTCAAAGTAGAATTTAGTGGTGGAAATGGCATTGGCGCACAAGGAAATCCAATCTTTGGAGATGATGGTGGACTCCTTGCTGTAGACTTAATCAATGGTGGATGGGGATATAGTTATGCCCCAATCACAAAAGTTTTTGATCAGTATGGAATTGGAGCTGGTGCTGTAGTCCGATCTATCATGATTGGAGATCCAGATTATCCAGATTGTAAGTTCTTTTCAACTGTTCAAACTTTTGAAAATGAAGAAGACTTTGAAGACTATGATCTTTCTTCATGCCCAGAAGTAAATGGGTTTGGTAGAAGATACAATGCAGAGGGAAAGGACATTGGTCCATGGGATCCTACTGTTTATGCATCGTTAGCAGATGATCCGGTAAGCATCGAAATTCAAAGGTATCAAGACTTCCTAAAATCATTAGGGCAGGGTGTAAGAATAAGTCTTGATGATAATTTGATTCGTAATTGGTGGACTACAAGAAAAGAAAGACCTTTAAAAGTAACTGCAAATAATAGAACAACAAGAACTGTTCATAACGTAGCTTATTATGGAAACGGTGTCCGAAGCATGATCGGATTTGATTACTCTCAAGGAAATCAAGATAACGAGGGTGTATTTTTTGGATATGAAGTCGATTATCCAAAAGCTATATCCGAAGGATTTAATGATGCAGACATCAGATATTATTTGGAAAATGATTTCCCAGGACTTCTTGGACCAAAAATGAAGGAAGTTCTCTCCGATCCAAATTGGGGAAGAATTGACCGCAATGGTGGTTGGTCTGAGTTTATGAATAAGTATGCCATCTCTCCAGTGCCACGATCCAATGCTCCTGGTAGTGATTTTGCTGGAATTGAATATACAATTGAATGGGAAGAGGACTTTCCTTATGATGGAGAATATAGATTCAAATACCTTGCAGATAATATTGCAGACATTTACTTAGACAATGAGTTAGTTGGTAGAACAAAAAGATTTAAAGGTTCTCCAGATAAATTGAAGAAATTTGTCACAGAAGGTGTACATAAAATACGAGTTGATCTTGAAAATGTTCCCATTCTTGAATCGGGTACAAGAGAAACAGAAGTCTTTAACACCAAAGAATATATTGATAAAGCAGACAGACAACTTTGGAGAATCAATCCAAATCCAGGTAAAGATGGAGATTTCTTATCTCGCTACGGTGTTCTTCCGTTTGATCCGGGTACTGAGCAAGCAAAAACTGATGATTATGCTGGTATTCATGTGATTAGATGGGAATATGTAGATTTCCCTGTCAGTGGGAATTATAACATTGAAGTCATGGTTGATGATGAAGTTGATATCTACATTGGAAACCGTGCTGGCGATGGAAGAGCAGAAATTGGTAATGGTCTCATTGATGTTAATGATGGTGGTGATGAAGTTATTATTAGAAAGAAAGGATTCAGTGGTCCAGGAAAAAGCACTGGTAAGAGTCTTGAAACCAGATATTTTCAAGCAGGAAAGTATAGAATTCGTGCTGAGTTAAAACAAATTAGAGGAAAGGGTATTTCTAATGGAAATCCCATGGCTCTTGCTATAAAAATACAAACTTCGGTTGTTGAGAAGAATGTTGTCTCTGCAAAATCGTGGAATGAAAACCCAATGGGAGTTTCTATTTCTATTGATGCTCCATTGCCACCAATTCCTCAAGAACCAAAACCAGTTGCTGAGGGTAGGTGTCCCAATAATCCAATCTGGACAACAAGATTCCCTGGATCAAGGGACAGATGGTTCCCAGTAACTCATCCTGCATGGAGTAAATTCACCAATCGTTATGCGATGTCTCCTATTCTACCATTAGGAACACCTGATTCTGAAGGTGGTGGTATAGTTTATAGAACCTCTTGGGTTATTGAAGCACCTTATTCTGGGTTCTATGGAATGAAAGGCACAGTTGATAATGGTGGTAGAATTCTTGTTGATGATAAGGTCATTCTTCAGGGTGGATATTTTACAGGTGCATCATTTGCAGGTGATACTAAAACTCTTAAAGGTTTTAGAACAGAAAATCCAGAGACAGTTAAGTTTCCTTTGTCCGAAGGTAAGCATACAATCACTGTAGAAGTAGAAAATAAATCTAACATCACTCTTAAGAAAGTAGATAAAAAAGTATTCAGTACATCTGATTGGTT